TTAAAAAGGCGAAGCCGGTCGATGACAGCGAGGAGCTGGTCATCGCCGAGCTGCACCTGACGCGCGGAGACGTGCGCGCCATTCGCTCCAACAAAGACGGCAAGTCGCTTGTGCAGCTCGCCGACGAACACGGCATCGCCGTGTCGCTGGCAAATCAGATCGCGACGGGCATGATGTTCTCGGACGTTGAATGACACCTGACGAAGAACGCTACTTGCTTGCACTAAAGAGGCGTCGCGCCGCCTTAACGGCGCGCGACGACCTTCTCGATTTCGCGCGCATCATGATGCCGAAGCAAGACGCGCATCAAGACCCGGATCAGTCCGAGTATCAGACCGCGAAGCACCATCGCGTGATCGCGGCGGCATTGGAAGAAGTCGAAAAGGGCGGCATCCGGCGTCTCATCATCAACCTAGGCCCTCGTCATGGCAAATCTCAGCTCACATCTAGGCTGTTTCCTGCTTGGTATCTGGGCCGCAATCCTGCTCACAGTCTCATTCTCGGAACCTATAACGAGAAGTTCTCGTGGGATTTCGGGCGAGACGTTAGGACAATTCTACAAGACCCCATCTACTCGCAAGTCTTCCCTGATGTGTCTCTACTCGCCGGATCAGCCTCAGTTGACCGTCTCGAACTTGCTCAAAAAGGGAAGATGTTTTTCGTCGGACGCGGAGGGTCACTTACAGGCCGTGGCGGCCACGGACTAATCATCGACGATCCGATCAAAGATCGTGTCGAAGCTGACAGCCCCACGACGCGCGAGAAACTGTGGAGCTGGTATAACCAGGTCCTCAAGACGCGCTTGCTTTCATCCGTCGGATGGATCGTTCTAATTCAGACTCGTTGGCACGAAGACGATCTCGTGGGCCGGATCACCGATCCGATGAACTCTTGCTACTCCGCCGCGGAGGCGAAGAAGTGGCGCATCATCGACCTGCCCGCGCTTGCAAAAGAAAACGACGTGCTTGGCCGCAAAGAGGGCGAAGCCCTCTGGCCGGAGCGTTTCCCCGTTTCATATCTTGAAGAAATGAGAGAGGCGGACCCCCGTGGATTCCAGGCTCTTTACCAAGGCTCCCCCACCCCCGAAAAAGGAAACTTCTTCGACGGAGACAGGATCCGCACTTATTCTCGGCCTACTGATCGGCCTAGCAATGACCAGCTTCGCTTTTACTGTGCCAGCGACCACGCCGTCTCCACCAAGCAAGATCGAGACAAGACCTGTCTCATCCCAATCGGTGTCGACGAGCATGACAACATTTGGGTGCTTGACGACGTCCAGTGGGGCCGTTGGGAAACGGACGCCGTCGTCGAAAAAATGATCGACATGATGGAGCGCTACAAGCCGCTCATGTGGTGGGCGGAGCGCGGCCACATCTCGAAGTCGATCGGTCCCTTCTTGCGCAAGCGCATGTTGGAGCGCAGCACGTTTGTCGCGATCGATGAGATCGTGCCGGTGCTCGACAAGAAACAGCGCGCACAATCTCTGCAAGGACGCATTTCGATGGGGAAGGTCTACTTCCCGAGCTATGCGCCCTGGTATCACGAGGCGCGCGATCAGCTTATGAAATTTCCATTCGGCGCGCACGACGACTTCGTCGACGCGCTCGCCTACATCGGCCTCGGGCTCGCTCTGCAAGTGCGCTCGCGTCCGGTGAAAGCCGCCGACACAGGTCCGAAAGAGTGGACGCTGGGTTGGATAAAGAAGCAAACCCGCGCCGCTGAAAAAGCTCGCGCCTCGCAAGTTGGAGGATGGTGATGCCCCCGATGCTCCCGCCGATGGGCGACCCGGACTTCATGAGCGAAGGCCCGATGGAAAGCATGATGGACCCGAACGAGGGAACGGAGCCTGAAGAAGGTCCGACGCTCCCCGGCGACAAGGTCATGGAGCGCGAGCGCCCAGAGCCGACGCCGCAGCGCAAGGCCCTGGTCGACAGCCTCCAGAAGATGGTCAAGAAGGCGAAGGACCATTGGGAGAAAATCTTCAACCAGATGGAGAAGGACCAGCGTTTCTGCGCGGGTTCACAGTGGCCGGAGGAGACCAAGGCCTACGCCTTCAATGACGGCTTCGACGACCGTTACGTTGCGAACATCACGCTGCGCCATGTGCAGCAGAAAGTCGCCGCGCTCTACGCGAAGAACCCGCGCGCCGTCGTGCGCCGCAAGGCGAAGCTGCTCTCGACTGTTTGGGACGGCTCGATGCAGTCGCTTCAGCAGGCGCAGCAGACAGTCCAGCAGGCGCAGGCCGCGCAGCAGGCGATGCAGATGATGCAGATGTCGGCGATGACCGGCGCGCCAATGCCAGGTCAAGCGCCGATGGCTCCGCCGCAGCCCGGCCAGCCGTCGATGCCGCAGCCGTTGCCGCCGCCTCCCCCGCCGATGCCCGCGCCGGAAGAAATGATGCAGGCGCAGGCCGTCATCGAGGACGCGAAGCAGGTCAAGCTGATGAACGATCAGCAGAACAAGATCGCGCGCACGCTGGAGCTCCTCTACGAGTACGAAGTTGCGGAGCAAGCCCAGCCGTTCAAATCCATGATGAAGATGACGGTGCGCCGTGCGGCGACTTCCGGCGTCGGTTGGATCAAGCTCGGATTCCAGCGCGTCATGGGCAAGTCGCCGGACTTCGACACGCGCATCGCGGACGTGCAGCAGCGCCTCTCGACGTTGGAGCGCATCTCCGCCGACCTGGCCGATGGCGAGATCACAGAGGACACGGCGGAGGCGGAACAGCTCAAGTTGCTGTTGGAAGACATGCACCGCGACGCCGAAGTCGTCGTGCGCGAAGGTCTCCAGCTCTCCTATCCGCGGTCGACGGCGATTATCCCGGACCCGCGTTGCGTGCAGCTCCGCGACTTCCTGGGCTGCGATTGGGTTGCCGAGGAATACATGCTCTCGCCGAATGAGGTGAAGGAAACCTACGGCGTCGACGTCGGCAAGAACTACACGGCCTATGACCGCATGGACACGGGCACCGACTACGAGCGCGCCCGCCAGAGATGGCAGCGCGGCGGCAGCTACGACGACGCCAACATCTCCGAAGGCGACAGCGATTGCGCGCTGGTTTGGGAAGTCTACAACAAGAAGGATGGCCTGGTTTACGTCCTGTGCGACGGCTATCCGGACTTCCTGCGCGAGCCCGCCGCCCCGGACATCTACACGGATCGCTTCTGGCCGTGGTTCCTGGTCGCGTTCAATGAGACAGACGGCCTCGTCTACCCGCCGAGCGATGTCTCGATGATGCGCCCGATGCAGCTCGAACTCAATCGCGCGCGCCAGGGTCTCCGCGAACATCGTTTCGCGAACCGTCCGAAGATCGTCTACTCCGAAGGGCTGTTGAGCGAAGAAGATCTGGACGCGCTGAAGAATCATCCGGTCAACGCGCTGATCTCTGTCTCCGGTCTCCAGCCGAACCAGCCGATTGACCAGGTGCTCCAGGTCTTGAAGGGCGTGCCGCTCGATCCGAACCTCTACGAGACGAACCAGATCTTCCAAGACATGATGCGCTCTGTCGGAGATCAGGAGGCGAACCTCGGTGGAACGGCGAATACAACGGCTACCGAAACTAACATCGCGCAGGCGTCGCGGGCCTCCTCTATTGGATCTGCTGTTGACGACATTGACGAGACCCTCACGTCGCTCGCGCGGGCGGCTGGTCAAATTCTACTTCTCAATGTTTCCGAAGAAACGGTGAAGCAGATCGTCGGGCCTGGCGCGATTTGGCCGACGCTGACGAAGGGTGAAGTCGCGAAGGAGCTGACGCTGGAGATCGAAGCGGGCTCGTCCGGCAGACCGAACCAGGCGCAGGAGTTGCAAAATTTCGAGCGCCTCGCGCCCATTTTAATGCAACTGCCCGGCGTGAATCCTGTGGTGCTTGCCAAAGAAGCGATCAAGCGTCTCGACGACAAGCTCGATGTCGAGAGCGTGATCTCCGAGGGCCTCCCGTCCATTCAGTCGATGAATGGCGCGGGCCCGTCTCCGACGCCTGGACCAGGCGGAGGAGTTCCTGGGGCCCAGGGCCCGCAGGGCGCGAACAACGCGCCCGCGCCGCCCGCCCCCCATCCGAGCGCCCCTACGCCGAAACCGCCGCAAGGTGGACCGGCGCAGCCGGGCATCTAGTCGGGATGTCACGCATGTGGTATCTCAGTACCATCGTCGGTTTAAGCGGCCGACATTACCAAGGAGCCTAGAGTGCAGGGCGACGAGAACATTTCTGAAAGCGCAGCCCCCGTCGAGACAAGTTCTCCGGCGGCTGATGTCTCGTCTCACGCGAGTGAGACAACCCAATCTCCGGAGACGAAGGTCTCCGAGACATCCGGGGAGCAGTCGAAAGAGACGCTCCTGGACGCCGTCCTCAAGGTCGCACCCGCGACGCCCGAGGAGGATGTCCTGGCGGCTCCGAAGACAGAGGACGCCCCATCCTCAAATGAAGCCGAAAGCGAGGTAAAGGCCGAAGACGAAGCAAGTGAATCCGAAACCGATGAAACTCCCGAAGACGACACGGTCCCTGAAGGGGTCCCTGCTCAGACGCGGAAGAAAATAAACAAGCTGCTCCGCGAGCGGCGCACGTTGCGCGATGAAGTCGCGTCAATGCGCCCGGTCGCCGAAATTGGTCAACAGCTTCAGAACTACGCGCAAGAAAACAGCTTGAGCTCTGATGACGTCGTGTTTGCTCTCGATCTCGCCTCGATGGTGGCGAGAGGAGATATGGCGGGCTTCTATCAAGTTATTTCGCCGCTAGTTCGGCACGCCCAGGAATTGACGGGCGTCGTCCTTCCCCCGGACCTTCAGGGGATGGTCGACCAAGGTCAAATGACTCCGGACGTCGCGCATCAGTTTGCGAAGACCCGTTTCGAGAAGGTGAACTACGAAGCCCAGAACCGGCAGATCCAGCAACGACAGCAAGTCGAGCAGGTGACGCAGGTCCGCGGCGACGTGCAGCGGTCGGTTGCGGCGTTCGAGCAACGTCTGATGGCGAACGACCCCGATTACAAGGCGAAAGCCGAGATGGTCCGGCGCACGGCGCAGGCGATCCTGGCGGAGCATGGTGGACAGATCAGTTCGGCGCAGGAAGCCGTTGCGATCACGCAGCGCGCCTACGACGAAGTGAACAAGCAGTTCCGCCGATTGCAGCCGACAGCTCGTCCGACATCGCCGACACCAGGCATCTCGAATCCACAAACCCCCGTAACAAGAGCCGCTCCGAAGAACATGATGGAGGCGGCTTTGTCGGGGCTCGCACGATCTCGTGCGGGCTGATCGTCGGCTTTGACGCTCGACGATCCTGTCATAGGGACAAACTTCAATGGCGTTTACGGCTACTGAAATCGCCAACATCGCGAACGCGGCGTTGGACTACTACTTCAACAAGGGAGACACGTTTAAGCAGTCTCTCCAGAAGCGTCCTCTGTGGGACAAGTTCGAAGGCAAGAAGAAGACCTTCCCCGGCGGCAAGGGAGACATCTCGATTGCTGTCGAAGGCGACTTCGGCGACGGCTCGGGCAACGATGTCGTCAAGGGCTACACGCACAGCGATTCCGTCGGGTTCTTCACCCCGGCGAACATCAAGCGTGTGAACTATCCCTGGCGCGAGCACCACATCGGTCTCACGATGACGCACACGGAGCTGAAGATCGACGGCATCTCTGTCGTTGATACGAATGGCGAGCGCACCTCGAACCATTCGCAGCGCGAGATGACGATGCTGGTCAACCTGCTCGAAGACAAGCTCTTTGCGCTGGGCGAGCAGTATGCCCGCAGCATGAACAACCTCGCCTACGGTGACGGCACCGCCGACCCGAAGGCTCTGTCGGGTCTCCGGTCCATCATCCTCGACAATCCGACGGTCGGCACGACCGGCGGTCTCGACCGTGCAGCCCATAAATGGTGGAGAAATAGGGCTCGTACAGTGGCAAATGCCGCCAACGCGGCCCACGGCGGCGACGCCGTCACGTCGAACGTCGCTGATGGCGGCGCTCTGCTCCAGACGCTTCAGTATGAGTATCGCCAGCTTATCCGCTACGGCGGCAAGCCGGACTTTGCCGTCTGCGGCAGCGCGTTCCTCGACGCGATGGAGAAAGAGCTGCGCGCGAACGGCATCTACTCGGTCGCCGGGTTCGATGGTTCGACTGACTTCAGCATTGGAACGCTGAAATTCATGAACGTCCCCTGGATTTACGACCCATCGCTCGATGATTTGAATCTGTCGAAGCGTTGCTACTGGCTCGACACGTCCGCGATCAATCTGTTCGCCATGGACAACGAGTGGCGCAAGGATCACACGCCGGCGCGTCCCGCCGACAAGTTCATCCTGTATCGCTCGATCACGTCGACCGGCCAGCTCTGCGCCAAACAGTTAAATTCGAGCCTCGTGATCGACATTAAGTAATCGAGTTTCCCGCGCCGGATGTCAGCACTCCATACGGCGCGGGAATAGAGGACGGCGGACTCCAGATCGCCGTCCTCGACTTAAAGGGTGCAGAGTGTTGGAGAGAAAAATGCACTATTGCGAAGCCAAAATTCGGATTGCCGGTGACACGCGGACTGTTGTCCAGCGCGACACCTTCCGCCCGATCTCGTGGCCTGAAGTTGAAATTCTTCGCGCGCTGCACGGCGACGACGCCGTCGTTGATGTGAAGCCCTTCGTCCGCGTCGAGCGGTCCGCGAAGGAAGAGAAAGAACGCCTGCGCCTTCTCTACGGCCCGGTTGTCGAAGACATCTTCCCCGGTCGCAACCCGAACATGGAGATGGAAGCTGCTGGCGCGAAACTGCCCGAGCAGGTTCCGCTGTGGCGCGACCCCGCCGACCGCGATACGGCGCAGGGCGATTTCAATCCGCCCGCCGAAGCGACACCCCAGGCGGAGAAGCCCGCCAAGGTGAGAACTCCCGCGCCTTTCGCGTAATCACAGGAACCTTGAGACATGGCTACGCAAACACTCGCAGCACTTGTGACGGCTGTCCGGTCGGAAGCCGGACACGCGTTGACCGTGTCTCAAGGTCTCAACACCGTCGAGACGCTGAAGCATCTCATTCGGCGCACAGAATATGAACTCTGGGTCTCGTTCCAGTGGCCGCACCTGAAGATCAGGACGCAGGTCAACACGGCTCCCGGCCAGTATCTCTACGAATATCCGCTGGAGATCGGCTTCGACCAAGTCCGAGAGGTCTGGTGGGCCGATCAGAACAGCTCGAATTGGAGCATCGTCGAATACGGCATCCCCGAGCCGTGCATCAAAGGCGACGGCAAGAACAGCCGCACGGGCCGCGTCCAGCTCTGGGAAGACGGGCAGGAGGACAACAAGTTCCGCGTGTGGCCGACGCCGGATCGCGAAGGACACCTGCGGATGGCAGGGATGCGGTCTCTCAACAACATGATCGCCGACACCGACTTCTGCACGCTCGACCCCGTGCTCATCACGCTGTTCGTCTCCGCCGAGCTGCTGACGCGCGCCAAGGCCGAAGACGCGGCGGGCAAGCTCCAGAAGGCGCAGCGTCATCTCCAGAAGCTCCTGGCGATGCGTGTCTCCGCGAAGCACAAGGTCTCGACGTTCGGCGCGCAGCGCGGGCGCTACGACGCCGCCGGGCCGCGCCCCGGTATCGACTACATCCCGTAAGGATCGACCGTGCCGTATTTTTTGGTGGAAAACTTCAAGGCCGGCCTCGACGTTCGCAAGAGCGTGCTGACGGCCCCCGCCGGGACGCTGACGAAGCTCGTCAACGCCGCGATCACGCCGGGCGGCGAGATCCAGAAGCGCCGCGCCTTTGTGAAGGTCGCCAATGTCGCCGGGACGTTTGGGCTCGCGTCCATCGGCAGCACGCTCGTCACCTTTTCGCGCAACGTCGCTGTCGCGCCGCCGACGATCCCGGGCCTGACAGACGTGACGTTGCGCGTCGACAAAATCCCGAACGCCTCGCCGACGCTGGTGCAGACCGACTTCGACGTGTTCGACGGCAAGCTCTATTTCGCCGGGTATGACGCCGCTGGCGGCACCGTGAAACAGAAGAACCCTCACTACTACGACGACGCCGTGACCGGCGCGGCTCCGGTCTATGTCGAGACCGAGGGCTCCGGCATGGGCCTCTATGTCCGCTCATACAAGTCGAAGATGTATGCCGTCGGCGACAAGTATCTGCGCTTTTCGGTGATCGAAAATCCGAAGCTCTGGGAACCGGCGACTGACCCGAACGACACGACGCGCACGGGCTGCGGCTTCATCAACATCTCGCTCCAAGAAGGCCAATCGGCGAAGCTCCAGGGCGTCGAGATATACTACGAC